CGCCGCCGCCGTCGCCGCCGCCGGTGCGGTCTACGTCATCGCCGCCGGGGGCCGCAATTCCAAGTAAAGCAGTTTGATTTTCAACAAGTGTTCTTGTAGATACATCGATCTCTCTAGTAGAGATAATATTCCCTCGCGTGACAACATCCAATCCACCAGCACCGTAGTTTGTCTCTGCAGACGTTGCGGTAGAACCGATTGAACTGCTATTGGTTGGGCTATCTGTAAGTCTAAACTTTAGATTACGAACTGGAAACTTGACAGAATCATTATTTGGTATTCTGAAGTTTCCGTATAATACACCATTTGCGTCAGTGATAAGCGCACTACCTTCGGACGCAGTATTTGCAAAGGAAGAATTTGCTGGTGCAACATACGAGTTTACATCCTGAGTATCAAAGAATGCATATACCCGTGTACTTGGTTTCATGCCTTGCGCTGTAAAGTTGATCACTCTAGAACGTACATAAGGAATCAAGTTTACATTTTGTACTGAATCACCTAAATTTGTCTCAGTTAGCGTACCGGCATTTACAACAAGTTGTTGACCAGTTCTGGTTTGCGTACCAAACGTACCAATCCCGCCATTAACTCCTTGCTGCCATGTTCTTACGGTATTCCACGATCCCCAGTTGATACCTATGTGGTTTGCAACTTCTTCGAGGGCATCGGAAAGAAATCCAAAATCAACAGATACAGAAGGAGCAGTAGTAACATCTTGCCAATAGTCGTTATCTGGAGTTAAAGTTATAATGCCTTTATAATTGTAGAACAAACCAGTTGCGTTTCTTGTATCTGTAGCAAACTCTTGCTTGAGAGTCTCAGAGTGTGTCCATGGAAGAAGAATTAGATTACCGGTATTAGGAACAGAAACAGAAGACACATTTCTTGAAGTAGTAGAAGTACCACCTACTGCGTTGACGCCGGTAGTAAATGTACCAGAAACATTGGACAGATAGAGCTTAGTTCCAACCTGATGATCTAAAGTGCCGCTTGCTGCTCCCTGTGTGACTGTCTCACCTTTCGTGTAGGTTCCAGCAGTAGAGATAGTGAGTGTTGCGTCTTTAGAAGTTGCAGTGGTATTCGTTGAATTTGCTGATTTGAACTCAAGTTGAACGTCATCTAATTTGAATGATGGACGAAGCTCTTTATTTTCTTTATCTATAGCAACTTTGTATCCATCATCAAAGTAGTCACTTGATACGAAATCGACAAACTGATCTACTGCTATACCATTCTTGAATCGATCTACACCTGTACTGTCTGCAAGAAACAGTGATTTTGTGTCTGCTTCTAAGAGAGACAAAGAAGTATAGTATTCAAGATTATCGATTCTTTGTTCTAATCCCTTAATATCTTTCATAGTAAATCTACGAACTCGATTTGTTTGGTCCGTCTTAATAGAAAGATCATTTCTTCCGTTAGGAGCAGTTGCTGTGCTAATCCGCCGAGCATTATCCTGAGGAAGAGATGGATATGGTTTTACATCCACTATACTGATCGTCATACCATCTGAAGGAGATGTAGGAGTCTGTGGATTTAGATTTGGTACACCACGAATTACTCTAAATTGACCAGTAGATGTAATTACGATTCTATCCTTACGTGGTAAGTAGTAATCAAAATCAGTAATGAAATCTTCATTTGGCGCCATATAACGCAACCCACCGGATGGTTCAACAATTGCAGTTGAGGTGGCTGGGTTGCGGGAAATATTTGTAAGCGAAGTTACGTTATTTGCTGTATCTGTAATTCTTGGGCGAATATCAATTTGATTTCTGAGATCATATCTTAATCCAGTTACGCCGGAAGTATAAACTGGAATTTCAGCAGTTTGAATTGCTGTAGTATTTGCAGTATTTGCATCATCAATTGGATAAGAATTAATAGATAAGTAACCAATACCAGAAGATGTATCATGAGTAAAGTAATCAAATTTAACCAGATATACATCACCATTTGCAATTGTTCTTGATGATGTTGTTTTTAATTTGAGTTTGGCATGGTCATAATAGTTATCACGCATACCTGTATCTAATTCAAAGTCTGATGTTACATCAGTACCTTCAGAGGTCGTTGTGAAGAATGCATTGCCGGATTTATAACGTACTTCACGAAGTTTATGCCCATCTGATAAACCAAGATTCCATGGACCGGTTAAACCAGCAGAAGCAAACCCATCACTAACATTAATTTCAACATAACGGTTTTTATTAATTGTCTTTGCAATTTCTTGACCATCTACCTTTTTCAATTCTGTAGTAATATATGCATCGACAGTTGAATCTAATGTTTCTTTAATATCAAGAGTGGCGCTAGTGGTTGAGTTAATTGTGATACTACGATTACCCGTATCGCCACCGACGCCATTCATTGAAATTACTTGACCAGGCTGGAATGCTTTGAAGACTGTAGCGCCTGTGATTGCGAGACCTTCGCCTGGACCATAGTAGTTTACAGATGTTGCGCTGTTAAGATTTGAGATAACGTAAGTATTTGCTTCGCCTTGTAACTTTAATACATCACCAACATTGTATTTTGTAGTAACTGCAGTCAATCCTGTAATTGTATTTGCATTTGCAGCACGTGCTGCAGCAGTATCCAATGGAGAGCCACCAGGTGTATTTGCAGTTGCTTTTAATACAACATGGAAGTTTTCTCGCTCTTGAGTATCATTTAATAGACCTGTCGAGAATGGATATTGTTCATCAGCAGCAGTTGTGAGCGTGACCGTACCATCAGAAGCAATTGTTACAGAGTTCTTTTTAAGGAATCTATATTCATTGTCAATGACTCCATTAACATCTCTAACAGTTTTAATATTTTCTGCTGGAATATTAAAGATTGATCTATTGAATTCTGTTTCAGATAGAGTTGCATTATTACTAACTAGAACTGTATCAGCAATACCATCAGCTGAAGCATCATTAAAGTAAATTGAACGAACATAACTATAACTATTTGCAGTCATATTGATGTCATAAAGATATAACTTATATTGAGCGTTTGCTGCGCCTCTTGTTCCTGAACTATACTGAACTGCTCTTACTCGAGCTTCACCAATTTTTGTTCCACCAACAGCCGTTGGAAGAATAGTTGTCAATGAGTTATTTGCAATGGCATTTACTTTTCTATCATACAAGTCAACACGATCATGACCATTGATATCCCATGATCCAACTAAGTTATCAACTACGGTGTAGTTGCCATAGTTTGCTGGAATAGAGATCTGCTCTACCGAGTTTACATCTGTTCCTTTATCAATTGATATATGTTTTGTGGTTAGATTTTCGACTTCAAATCCACGAATGTATGCTTTACCTGGAGAGATGTCTGCCGATAGCTTATTAACATCACCGCCATTTCCTGAGGTATATACACCGCCGTTGTCTGCAGAGTTTAGATGCTCGCGCATTCTAACATTCAACCCATTGACGATATAATCACCAGATTCATCATATGTGCGTCGAGCAATGTACTCATCGATCACTGAGTAGATTGGCTTGTCTGACTTATACTCAATATTGCCATCTTTAATTCGAATACGCTCAATAAAGTTATCTTCATCCGTATCAGTTAATGCTTTCTTTGTAATAGTCGCCGTTAGTTTTAAACGGTCAGCGCCAGGAGCTGCATAGTTATATGCACCTTGAGCGGGATCCAAAAGCGTTGTATCAGTTGATGAAGAAACAATTGTTTCGTTTATTAAGTAACCAATTTTAATAGAAGTGTTTGCATTATATCTACCAACAATTGTATTTGCTGAATCGACGCGAATAAAGTGATCTTTTGCAAAAATTATACCTTCATTGAAGGAAATTCTTGATGCGCCGCCAGTCACATTTGTTGACTGAACGCCTTCTGTAATTACATTCGCAGAAATTGCAGGAATAGTATTTGCTGTTAACCGTTCGCCGCTTTGAAATGCTGCTGTAGTGCCAAGTGTACCCGCACCAGTGTAGCGAATATAGAGAGTTTTTGTATTTGGAGTATTTACTTCCGCGCCTGTTAAAGCATCAATTACATATGCAGTGACTCCAGATGTGGTACCTGTAAGTGTTGACCCAACAAAGGCAGCTGTATTTACTGCAGCTCCATTGTTATCGTCATCGCGGATTTTAACATATTTAATTGCGTTATCATATGTTAGTTCATTGCCACGAACAACAGAACCTTCCTGGAATACATGTTCTCCAAATCTATCTACCTGATTTTGTAGGATCGTTTGTAGCTGCGTAAGTTCGCGAGCTTGAACTGCAAGCCCTGGACGAAATAAGATTCTGTGAAAGTTTTTTGTCTCATCAAAATCATCATAATAAGGACTAACATTAAAGTTTGTCGTCAAAGACCCAGTATTTGCTACAATTGCCATTCAGATATTCCTTAGAATTTCACAATAAGTTTAATGTCTTCGATTTGATCAGAGGCTCTTGCAATAGGACCTCTATTCTCTATATAGAGAATATCTCCAGTGTACGGTTTCAAAGTACCGTAGGAGATTGAACCAAGAGTTGAAGTAACGCCGCTTGTTAGCCCGGTAAGAGTTTCAGAAGTAGTAAACGTGCCGTTTGACTTTGAATCAAGAACACGAATAACCCCAGCTGTATTTGCAGCATTTGTATTAGCAAATGAAACCAACTTACCAGAAGCTCCAGAAGTACCACCACGGATAACTTCGTCAAGAGTAAAGTTACCAGAACCAGAAACACTTGAAACAGTTAATTGCGTTGTTTGATCATAAGATGATGAAGTAGCTACCGAACCATTTGAAAGAAGTTTTGGATCTCGAATAATACCAAAGACTCTGAAATCGTTTGTGGTTGGTAGTGTATCTGTTTCAGAACCAATTAACTGTACGTTTACAATTACGTTATGGCCAGCCAGTTCACCAACTGGATCAGAACCATGACCGCCTGGAGGTGCAATATAAGCACTAGCAGTACCACCAGAACCATGAGAAGTATTTGAAGTAATTGTTACAGTTGCTTGTGAGTAATTAGAACCAACTGCTACCATATTTACATAGTTAATTGCGCCAGAGTTTACATTAGCATAAGCAGCTGCACCAGAACCATCGCCAGTAATTGTCACTCTTGGACCAACTAGATAAGTTGATGTGGTGTTTGGTGTGACAGTAAATGCTGGGCTAACCGTAACACGCTTTGTTGCACCAACATAATTAGTAATATTTCTTACTTGCCCAGACCCTAGACCAGAAGAAATATAAAGTGCGCCGCCAGTATATCGACCATTATCAGCAGAAGCGCCAGAAGAAAGATCCATAACTGTTGATGATAATACGCCCGCGAGCGTTCCAGTTTGAGATTCATATGAGGAACCGCCTGCTGTAACATCAATAATATTAATTGCGCCGTTCGCTGCTGCAGCTTGAACGTCCCACTGAGCAGAACCATCATCAGAGGTAAGAGTCTTTACTGGATGCCAGTTTGTTGTGAGAAACTTGAGAGCAGAACCAGCATCTACTGAATACATGTATTTCCAGTGGTATCCGTCAGCAGTTACAAGAGTAGAGGTTGAAGTTCCTGTTGGTTCAACTGTTGATGATGCAGCTTTATTATTAAATAAGCATTTATATACATCATAATTACTATTCATTACATAAAATGTATTTGAGGAAGCTGGTGCATCAAATAATGTTGAAGAAGAAGTATTATACTCTCTATAGACTTTACCAGTTGTCCAATCGTATCTTGGTACAGCAAATGTAACATCGGCAGATTGAGCGCGTTTTGCGCCAATCATTTCTCTCCAATTGTCATATTCTGTAACTTGTATTGAGTCTGTTGGAGTGGGAGGGTCGTTGTCATCGTCCCATGAGGAGACTCTAGAAATAAAGAGATACATATTTGTTGCGGCTGCTTCACCGAATGCTTCATGAAACTGCTCTGCATTATGAACTCTAAATCTTCTTGTAACTGTGCCTGGCATTTATTCAATCCTCTGCAGAATTTATTTTATTTATTTATAATTTCATAACTAGGAAGTATTAGCGATATAGTAAAAACTTCCATTTGAAAGACTTAGATTTGGATATGGTAGTTTCAATGTTGCAAATGTATTAGAGTATGTTGCATTTGTGAAGTATAGACCATTTGCGGTACCACCATATGTATCTATTATCCATAGACCTGTGTTCGATGTTGGTATTTCAACTGTGAACAGAGTATTATTACCAACAAGAAGTTTTGGTGAACCAAGATCGCCAACTGGCAATAGAGCGTATGTATTAATAATTTCGGTAGAATACGCATTGATTGTTGTAGCATTTGAAGTAAACAACGAACCAGTGCCTGTAGCATAAACAGTTAATGTTGTTGCTGTTGTTACTACAGTTGTGTTTGCTGTATATTCTAATATAGGTCCTGGTGAGATTTCAAGGGTTCCAAAATCAGAAATAATTGTTGGAAGATCAATAGAAATTTCACTCTCAATATTAAGTTTAGATTGCGCTGGTGCTTCAGTTCCAGTTGGAATTCCTTGACTATCAACGGTTACAACTGTTGTTTGTACATCAGAGAACAGACTGATACGTCCAAACATCTTTGTACCAGCTGGATGAACAATCGCATTTACCAACTGTCTGTAAGCATTTGTAACTTTTGTTGATCTAATTTCATAAGAAAATTCTTGATAATATAAGTTATCTTGAAGTTTATTATTCCAAGATAGCCAACCTTTTGTATCAACATACCTACCAGGATAAAACACCATACCAGATACTTCTGGTGTTCCCTGGGCAGCAGCAGTACCAGCTCGTGTAAGATTTGTTATGGTAACATTATCTGTTCTACTATAGTTGCTGCCAAAATTTGTAACATTTACAGCAGTAATAGCACCAGAAGCATTTTCTGGAGTAATTGAAGCGTTTCTTCCTTTAATTCCACCAGAACCATCAGAAATTTCCAAATCAGATATATTTTCTTGTATTACTGTTGCTGATGGTAGGGAAAGATAACCATAACCATAATTTGTAACAGTTAAAGCGGAAATTGTTCCAACTGTTACGTTTGAAAATGCAAGAGCATTTAGCGGTGTTGAAATATTTGCAATTGCTAGATTAGCTGAGACAGCAGCTGTATTTGCACCTAATGAAACAAATGTTGGACCTGTATTTAAGACTACATTTGCAACAGGAGCAATTGTGTCGGTATTGATCGCAATAATTTCAGTATTTGCAATACTAGCAATTGTAAAGGCAGCTCCAACTCCTGAACCACCTGTAATTGTAATTGTAGCATTTGCTGTATACCCAGAGCCACCATCGGCGATATTCCACTTCACAGCACTTGTATCAGAAATTGCAGTGACTACACCATTTGCGCCAGTACCAGAAGCAGATGCAAATGATATCGCATCGCCGGTTTGATGTAAAGCCCCACCATTAAATACTGATACGCCCTGTAATGGACCAACACTAGCACTTATTGTTGCATAGATACTATTGTTGCTTGTAAGTGCAACTCTTTCATAATCTTGAAATGTTCCGTCAATGTCCAACAAATATAATTCATCAACAAGAACACCACCGGAAAATACAGTATTAATCTTATCAACACGCGCTGATGCGCCGCTTGTCAATCCAGTTACGCTTTGTCCTAAAAATTGAGTTAATGTTGCAGTTCTTGGAATTGAAACTCTAATCGTTGTTTCTTTTATCCATCGACCATCTGATGCGCGAAGTATATCCTCGCCTGGATAATAGAAATCAATTTCTTCATTAAAAAGGACGCGGAACAATAAACGATAAGATAACTCAGAACCTCTTGCTCTGTAGATATCTTTAATATGTTTAGCAAGTTTCTTTCGATCAGCAAGTATCGATTTAGGAATTGATTGTAAAATTTCTTTATCAAAATAATTTAAATATTTGTTGTATGTTGCATCAATATCTTGATAATTTAATAGATTCTTTGAAACTTCAATTGCATTGTTTGCTTGCTCAGTCCATTCATAATATGCTTTTAAGAATGCAACAAGATTTGGTCCTTCATCGCGAACGAAGAAAGGAAACTGTTGTTCTATAAGATTCGATATTTTTTTATCAGTAGACATTAATTAGTATACCACTGGATATAAACCTGAATCGATAGCGTAAGTAGATACACCTTGTGTTGTAGCTGTTCTTGTTGTAGCAGCAACCAATGTTGTTGCTTCATCGATCACAGTTACCTTTGCATTACTAATTAATAATATTTGATTTCTTACTGCACTAATATCATTTTTCACTGGTGTTGCAAAAATAGAAATATATGAACCAGAAATTGCGGATGGCAAGAAATTAGATAATGTAACCAATCCTGTTTTATAATTAACAGTTCCTGCATTTGAATCTAAATACGCCACAGTATCAACTGATAGTTGATACCAAATTCTTATTGTTCCTTCACCATCATCATCTAAGTATGCAGTTTTCCCTTCATATGTAAACGCAGATGAAGAAATGTAATGCGCACCAGAGTGTGTTGCATGACCAGAAGAAACTGGCTCTCTAATTACATTATTAAAAGCAATATTGTAAGCAGAAGTAGTTGTTGTACTTGGAGTAAATCTTTTCTCCATTTGTACATCAACTAATGCACTTTTAATTGAAGTATCAGAATCAGTAATTGTTTCAATAAATTTTGAATATCTAAATTTTTTGTTCTCAAAGTTACCAAGATTATTTGTTTCAAAATTTGTAATTGCAGTTAATACTTTATCTTGAACTTGTGTAGCATTTAATGTTGTCAATGAAGAATCATAATAAACATCTATTGTTGGTTTAACATACAAGAATGTAGCATCAACAAACTCAGGATCAATTGACAACACATTATATTTTTTCAATTGTGTTTTAATTGCTGTTTTTCTATCAGATGAAATTGTATTACCAGATGTTGGTTTGATTGAAATATAAACCTTACCATAAATTGCTGGTGTGTTTTGCTCTCCGCCCCATACACTTATTGAATTAAAATCAGCATTGTCGCGTAAGATAATTCTTTTATAATCTTCAGCAAGAACAGCTCTGTTTTGTGTCTCAAAATTCTTTGGTGCATTAAATTTAATTGACTCAATAGACTCGTTAGCTGCGCCGCCGGAGGTTGCAGCATTTACTGTAACTGTGAATGTTGAATACCCAGCCAACGTAGATGGATTTGTAAATGTAGAAATACCATTACCCTCTGTGGTATTACAAACTCTATAATTTACAATTACAATATTTCCATTGTTAAGTGTTTTGCCAATTACACCATCGCCAAAATATACCTCATATTGATTGTTTTCTACTTCTTGTAAAAAGAAAACAGGAGAGGTAGCTGTAACTTCACTAATATCACTTGCAAGCGTATGTGTTACTGATGAGCTATCAACAGAAGATTCTTGAACGACCACAGAAATTGAAGTTGTATCAACATTTTCATTTGGAATAATATAACGAACTGGATTACTTGTATTGACTGTCCAACGATGCGTTACTGGTCTTCCTTCAGTGATTGTAATTGTGCCTGAATAATTTTGATCTGCAGTAAATGAATATGCCTGAGGCGTTACAAACTTGTAGGTAATACCATCAGATGTAGCAGTCCATTCAGTGTTCTTTGCAATCGTGACAGAAGTTGGAGAACCTGTAGGTGTGATGGTTACAGTTAATGTTGTTGATGCTCCTCTTGCAGAGCGAGTAACATAATTCAACATCTTTGCTCTTGAAACTACGCTCTCTCTGAGTTGAGCAGAGTCCAAAAACATTTCATTTCCAACCATGCTTGTATAGAAGGCATTTTGATATGTATTGTATGCTAACAAATCAAGTAGCATAGAAATCGTAGAACCCTCAAAGTTATAATCTGTGAATTCAGGCTTTGAAGAAATATACGTTTTTAAAGATGATTTAATATTATCAAAATCTAACTCTGTAACGCTAATAGTAGATTCTGCCATTTATCTAACTCTTTCTAATAAAACATTAACTATGATTGGTTCTGGATCATTCTTAATTCTAAAGATAATTGTTGCATTCAAAGCATTTGAATCATGATTTGCACTTACTTTGATGTCATCAATAATTGCTCTTGGTTCATAATTATCTAATACTTGACGAATATTTTTTGAAATATTGAACTCTGTAATAGAATCCATATTTTCAAACAATTGCGATAGAACATCACCGCCTAAAACTGGATTGTATGGTCTCTCATAAAAATTAGTTAAAACAAGATTTTTTACACTTTGTTTTACTGCTTCACGATTTACCAAAGCCTTGACATTACCAGTAACTGGATGAGCAGTAAACTTTAAAGGTATATCTTTAAATACTGGTTCTTTAAGTTCAGGCATGTTATTTCTCTTTTGTTTTTATTATTTATAAAACTACTCTGCGAGTATACTGTTATTGGATCCCCATTCACCAGCTGGTTTTGGAACTGCGCTACGAGTTGCTTGTTCTATACTGACTGAGAAATTATTTCCTTCTTTCGTAAATGTCCCCTCTGGGCCGGAAGCATTTGGTAGCCCATTTCTGACAAATTTGATACATGCGTCAGCAAGCTGCTGCCAATTATTTGCATTCCATTTTTCAGGATCTCTGGCTACTAAATTTTCCCTTGCTGAATCACTTAGATCATTTATCGCTTTAATTCTTTGATACGCAAATGAGAATATACCAAACACCTTAGAAACAACATATTCCTCAAAGGTTAACTGAGTTGGAAACATTGCTGGTTTCCAATAACCATCGCCCTTTTTGGTAAATACTATTGGTCTCGTTTCATAATCATCAACATTCATCTTCACTTTTCGTTTCAGTTTGACGATATCTTTGAACAAATCTGGCCAATCTACAGTAGTAGTTGTGGGAGCTTCTGCTTTTGGTTTTTGAGCAGGTTTTTCTGTCGCAGCTACATTTGGAGGAAGCAGTTTTTTATCTTCAGGCGTAATATTAGCAGGAACCGTCTCATCTTTCACTGGCTTAACTTCCTCTTCTTTTTTTGAAGGAGGAGGCGTTGGTATTTTTTTAGCATCAGTAACTGGAACCTTTGGTTTCTCGCCTTTTTTGATAGGATTGTATGCAATAATTTTACCAGTATCATCTCGTTGCGGTTCAACATCGAAGTTCGGAACCTCCTTGCAAGGATCGAATCCAAGAGGATTAGACTTCAACTTATTAACGAGATCATCAATATTAACATCTGGAATATCACCAAATTTTTCTTTTATTGAATCCAGTTGATTTGAAAAGCTGATAGGATTGGTCAACTGCCCAAGAAGTTTATTGATCTCAACCTGTAAATTCGGTAGCTCTGCTTTTATTTCAGGAATCAATTCTTCCATTTTACCTTGCATTGCGGAAAGCTGATTTTGTAGATCTCCTTGGATACTACTTAAACTACCAGCAATACCCTTTCCCTGAGATGTCAATTCTCCTAGTTTCTTTTCGACATCAAGCATTGCATTGTCAATACCTTGATTCTTAAGATCAACTCCACAGAGAACTAATTTAAC